GGGGAGGCTTGGGTTCGCTTTTTACTGTAACTGGCGGGAATCGGTAAGGTTATGTAGATGTACGCTCCCACAGGCGTTTCGAGGGGTTCGCTACTGCCCATTGCCAGTTGTGCTGCCTCGCTGACCTTGGTTTCGTAGTCAACAGTAGTCTTGGGGCTGTAAGTTGATACGAATTTTCCCCTTCTAGCAAACCTTGGCCTACCCTTGGGTATTGGTGTTCCTTCCACCATAAAAGTCACCATGAAGCTCATAGCAATGTCCCGTCTTTAATTCTGTTCATAAACTCCCTTATTCGATCTCTAGCACCTATGCCGTAGATTCTTTCAGCTCTCTCCAATCTGCCACGCACAAAATCTCTGTCCTTGTTTGTTTCCCAAGTGCGGTAGAGTTCCCTTGCTTCTGCTTGCTCTAGGATTACTCTGTCGCTTGGGTTCTCTGTGTTACGTCTACTCCAAGTCACCAGTAAGCTCCAGTGCTTTGTTTATCAGATGAAGCGGATATGGCACACCCTCTTTCACTTTGTCTAGCAATCTCATAGCTTCAAAATAGTTCATACAAATAAAAGTTGTTGGGTTTTTACAGTTGTTCCAGAGTCATATCTCTGAGTGTCGCCTTTGGGATACGGCATAACTTCGTATTTCAGCTTAGATCGCATGACTTTTTTGTCAGTCTTTGACCCGTGAAAGATGATGTAACGATGCTTCCTAGATCGTTCGACATAGTAAAAGTCATCGCCATGAAGCTCTTTAATCTCTGCCAAGGTCAAGCCATCGCCAATGGTTTTAGCGTGTTTATGCTCTTGACCTTTGATTGTCCAATCAATTCTGTTTGCTGATAAACCCGTGTAAAGGAAATTGGTGGCTTGATAAACATAGCCCACATGACCTTTGCTTGTGTCGGCAAACGAAACCACAATCATTGGCTTTGGCAATAACTTGATTGAGTTCGCAACAAGGAATGATGCTTCGTTTTTGTGGTTGTCCAACAAACAGACTCGGTTTAGCTCTAAAACTTTGTCTGAGTATTCTTTGCCACAGATTCCCATGCAAAGTGGTGGTGAGGCGGGAATCCCATAAGTCACTACGCCAACCAAAATGTCATCTTTGTAAAGCCCAAACGCAAACATTATTTGTGGCATACGCTTGGCATAGTGTTTTTCAAGCAACCAAGGCTCAACCTCGAAGTTGTTTATTGGCAACACTTTCATTTGCGTAACTCTGCTAATCTTGCTCGGATGTGTTCAGGCATAGGGGTGGCTTTTTTTCTATCTGCATCAATCTTGGCAAGGGCAGGATCAATTTGCACTTCAACTTTGATCCCAAAGCCTTCAGGAATCTCAGCCCCATCCCATCGTTGTTGGTTCAAATAGACCAAAGGTGCGGGGATGAAAGCACCATCGTCTTTTCTCCAAGCATCTGTGGTTTTCATCCACTCAATGTGCTTGATGATTTGGTCTGCACAAGTCTCGCAATAGTACTTTTTCCACTTTGCCAAACAAGCAGACTTGCCGCCTTTTCTGAACGACTTAGGCCATGTTGCCCAAAATAACTCAAACTTTTCCATCTTCTTGACTCCTATCAGGTTCGGGTTTTTTTACTTCAACAATCTCATATCTTCCACAACTTCGACAAGTCCAAGCCTCTCGGTTGTTTGTCAGTTGATGTTGTCCTACTACTCCTCCACACTTACATATCCTCATAAGTTCCTCTTTGGTGAATGTTTGAGCAAAGCAAAGCCTTACCGAGTCAAAACCCAGTTTTCGCTCTGCTTGTGGATAACTTCCTCTTCGGAGCCATGTCATCGCATCGCATCGGACAGACTTCTGAGACTTGCGTCCCAACCACTCGGCTCTATCCTTAGCCCACCGCCCCTGCTTTAGTTCGCTCGTGTAACAGGGTATCCCTAAATGCAACCACCGACGTACCGCATTGCATAGCCACCAAACGCAAAAAACCCCATAAATCACTCTGTGGTCTTGGCTCTTGGCGAGAGCAACAACGGACGATTGAACGGAATCAAAAGTTCGCCTGTTGTCAGGCAAGACCACACAGAAATCTATGGGGTTCTCTATTCCGTTCATCGCCTGATGCCACTCAGACGATTTGGATTATACACAGTTCTTTCATGTGTCAAGAGGTTTTTTCAAATAAATTGATTATTTGTGATTTCTTTAGTGAAATTAGGATTGCCATTGAACAACCTTCTAGCCTGATTGTTCATCACGGCATACTCAGATTTGGTAAAAATACCCTTGGCATTGCGTACATCAAAGGGATTTAGCTTGTCATAAGGCTCATCATTGGCGGCTTTTTGAGCCTCAATCATGTGTGGTTCTAAGGTGTATTTACAGACCCAAGCACGATGCACTTTGATTTTCTCAACAGTAAGTTCTTTCTTGCGAGACATCTTCTTGCAAGCAGCCACGATGGAAGTTCTTGGGATGCCCGTTAGATTCTCCATCTCATAGGCGGTAAGCGATCCATTCTGTAAAGCTCGAATAATTGCTTGTTGGGTCATTTGTAAAGGTTCTCCAAGTTGATTTTGCGGTTCAGGTGTAGTTCTAATGTTCTGCCAATTAAAGCGGTCAAAGTAGCCTCTGTATCCTCTGGTTGGTTGGTATAAGCGTCAGCCATTGACTCTGCATAAGCAAGCAAGGTTTCAGCACATTGGAGTTCAATTTTTTCGATGTTCATGTGAGTAGCCTAGCATGATAAAAAAGGTTTGTAACCTAGGGAAACTACCTATGTAAAAGGCTTAAAAGGTGTGGCACATTATCGGTGTGGGCAAACAGTAGTCCACGTTTAACAGGAGTAAATATGCCGATTCTTAATGGAAAAATGGTTGTAGACCTAGAAGTAGATGGAGTAGATAGCAGAGACTTTCCAGACTTCTCTGATGCCTACTTTTCAAGTGGATGCTATGAAGATGGAACACCATTGACAGAAGATGAGTTGAATAAGCTCACCGATCTGGCGGGTGATGTTTTGTGGACAATGGCTTATGAAAGTTTCCATTGAAAACACTATTCCAAACCTATGTGTCAGAGTTCTCAGACATACACTACTGCCCCTATTGCCTGACAATCAAAGGGGATAAAATAGTTTGCTGCCAAGAAGCAGACTTTATCGAGTTCAAGGATTTATATCTTGAACAACAAAAAGAGATTATTCAACAAGAGTTAAATGAAAATCAAAGGAGTTAATATGTCAATAGAAGCATTACTGAAAAAAGATGTCAATTCTCATACAGAGAAGAAAAACAACCTTACCTACCTGTCATGGGCTTGGGCATGGGCAGAAGCACTTAAAGCTGATCCTACCGCCACCTACAAAGTAGAGATGTTTGGCGACAAGTGTTTCATGGACATCAACGGCACGGCAATGGTGTTCGTTACTGCCACCATGTTTGGCAAACCAATGACCTGTCAATTGCCTGTTATGGACTACAGAAACAAGGCCATCCCAACTCCCGATGCGTTTGCGGTAAACACTGCCATCATGCGTTGCATGACAAAGGCTTTGAGTCTGCATGGCTTAGGTCTATACATCTATGCGGGTGAAGACTTGCCTGAAGAGGGCAGATCAGTAGTGATTACACCTACTCAGGGCGCACAAGATAATATTCCTCCAGAGGAATTACAGTACTTGCAAGAGATGGCAATGGAATTGATTGCCATGTGTGAGCAAGGTGACCCCAAGGCAGCTTGGGATAAGTTGGAATCAGAGAACCTAGATAGCGAACAGAAAATTGCTCTCTGGACTCTGCTTCCCAGTAAAGTAAGAAGTGCGTTAAAGAAAGCGAAGGAAATGTAATGGAAAGCCTAGCAATTAGCCATGATTATGTTTTGTCAGCATTTGACTATCAAGATGGAAATCTGATTAGAAAGATAGGGCGTGTAAACGAGATTGGTCAAGTTGCTGGTTGCCTTCATAAAGGGAAGGGCTATATCCATGTGAAGATAAAAGCTAAATGCTTTAAAGCCCATCGCCTTATATTTTTGTATCACCACGGATATTTGCCTGAATGTGTTGACCACATTGATGGCGATAAGACTAACAATAAGATAGAAAATTTGAGGGCAGCAACCAAAGAGGAGAATTGCCGCAATCAAAAGATTAGATCAACAAATAAATCTGGATATAAAGGAGTCAAATGGGTTGAGCATTGCAAAAAATGGCAAGTTGAAGTTTGCAAAAACTACAAACAATTGCGATTTGGTATGTATGAAGATTTAGAGTTAGCAGGTCTTGTTGCTATTGAGGCAACTGAGTTAATACATGGCAGATTTTCTGCTTACAAAGGAGTTTTAAATGGAAAATAAATCAGAGCAAAGAAACAATAGTGGGGTGCTTTTTTCTAATGATAAGAAGGAAACCGATAAGCATCCTCACTATAAGGGAAATATCACTGTTGATGGCAAAGACTACTGGCTCAGTGCTTGGGTCAAAGAAGGAAAGTCAGGCAAATTCATGGGTTTAGCAGTATCACCTAAAGAAGACTATCAGCCCAAACAAGCCCCTAAAAAGGCAAGTTTTGATGAGTCGGATTTGCCCTTTTGAGTTAATATAACCACGGGGTGAAAGCTGTTTTATACTTTTTGAAAGCTTGTAGACGAGCAGTCGTAGCCCCACCCAATAGGAGTTAATAATGAGTACATTTTTTGATAACATGAATGAGACAGTCGGAAGATTCTTCGGTACGGCAGCGTTTAAACTGGCTAGAAGAGAAGACCCCACAACGAGCCATCAGGCGGCTCAAGCAGTTGATACCACCAAGCTAGAAACAATGGTCTATGAGGCCATTAAAAGCTTCCCAGAGGGGTGTATTTCAGACGACATCCTTGGTATGTTCCCAAACTACCCATATTCCTCAATAACAGCAAGGTATCGTGCTTTGTTAGACAAAGGATTTATTGAAGTTTCGGGTGTCAAACGAGGTCGGTTTGGCAGAAATCAACGAATTATGCGGGCAGCAAAATGATAGAAAAACCACCACATTCCAAGATTAGCTACCCTTCAGTCCCACTAAAAGACTTCAAATGGGAGTCTGGATCAGACGTTCAAACCCTGTGGAGAAAGCATGGTTGGATTCCTCCCTCAGAGAGTATGACCCCACCACCACCTATTGAGAGAACAGAAGTACCCTTGAGGAGGGTTAGATAAATGGGAATCATCAGAACATGGCTCAATGACCATGAATTCATTGATAGACCAGACCGAAACGAAGTGCTTGAGGAGGTTGCCAAGGAGTTTGACAAGATGAAAGCCTTTGGTGACACCTCGCAGAGTTTCGCTACTTTTGTGAGGAATATGAAGTCTTGCCCACCTTGTTTAAACACTTGCAATCAAGGTAGAGACTGTCCTGCGAGGTTTTCTTAGGTCAAAACTGCTATTGCGTGTTCAATATGCTTGATTCTGTCGTCTAAGCCAATAAAACCACCATTGATCTTTTTGGTCATGGTTTTATAGTCACGGGAATCAGCGTATTGGTTTAGCTTATGCGTATCCCAAAACCATCCCGCAGTTAGTGCGGCATACATAGGAGTAGCCACTAACTCGGGGTTCATAATGAGATCAACCCCTAGAGCCTTCCCTGCATGGAAATAATTAGCCGAGCCAGTTAGTTGGATACATCCTCTGCCAATAAACCGCCAGGCATCCCCTGAAGCCTCATCCCTGTTGCCCATTCGGTTGCTGTAGACAGTCGTGGCAATGAGCTTTGGATTTCTAGCACACGCCTGAGCCTTGGCAGCATCAAACCTTTTAGGCCATAGTTTCTGTAAAGCCTCTGCACGATAGTTCAGGTTTTCGGTAAGCATCTTAAAGTTACCGCTTTCATGCCCACATTGACCAATGAAAGCCGCTTTTCTAAGTGGATTCATAATGTCAAAACGCTCAAAAGTAGCATTTAGACCATCTAGCCACTCAGCACCAATGTGAAGTTCTTTGAGTTGTTCAGCGTTTATCATTTAACAAATTCCTAACATCATTGTAAGAATCTACACAAGCATTCAATGCAATAGTGTTCCGATCTCCCTGTGCCACTATTTCTGCGATGGCTTCGATGGTTGCTCTTTCGGCATCAGAAGCTGTGTCAGGCGATCTGTCAGGTTCACTGGTTGCTTTTGTATCTGTGGTGGCAACGGAGGTACTTGTGGGGGCTTGTACGTAACTGGTGGGGCAGAGGCG